TCAAGGTAATCAAGGTCGCCAGGGTGCTACAGGTTCTACAGGTTCAACGGGTCCAACAGGTCCAACAGGTCCAACAGGACCTCAAGGTGCTCAAGGTGCTGTAGGCCCTACAGGTCCTACAGGTAATCAAGGTCGTCAGGGTTCTACAGGTTCTACAGGTCCTACAGGTCCTACAGGTCCTACAGGTGGCACTGGTCCTACGGGTCCTCAAGGTAATCAAGGTCGTCAGGGTGCCACAGGTTCCACTGGTGGCACAGGTGGCACTGGTCCTACAGGTCCTACTGGTCCTCAAGGTAATCAAGGTCGTCAGGGTGCTACAGGTTCTACTGGACCCACAGGTCCAACAGGACCTCAAGGTAATCAAGGTCGCCAGGGTGCTACAGGTTCTACAGGTTCAACGGGTCCAACAGGTCCAACAGGTCCAACAGGTCCTACAGGTCCTACAGGTAATCAAGGTCGTCAGGGTTCTACAGGTTCTACTGGATCTACGGGTCCTACAGGTCCTACTGGTCCTACTGGTCCCACAGGTCCTACCGGTGCTCAAGGTTCCACTGGATCTACAGGTCCTACAGGACCTCCAGGTTCTTCAGGACCTACTGGTCCTACGGGTCCTACAGGTCCTACTGGACCAACAGGTCCTACAGGTCCTGATGGCGGAAATGCAGGAACTCTTGACAATTTAGACAGCACTGCGTTCTTAAGATCCAATGCTGACGACGTTTGTAGCAGAAGGATTACATTCGATGAATGTCTGACAGATAACCATGACAACATGGCCAGCAGCACTGGTGGCCTCGGTGCGTTTGAAGTTCGCAACTCCGGGTCTGGCAATGATGCCTTTATGGCATTCCACGCTAGTGGTGATTTTGCTGTGTACTTCGGACTAGACGCTGATTCTAACAGTCTTGCTGTTGGTGGTTATTCCTTGGGTGCCGTTAAGTACAAGATCTGGCACCAAGGAAATGATGGTTCTGGTTCTGGATTAGATGCTGACTTGCTTGACGGTCAACAGGGTTCGTACTATAAGGATACTCCTTCTGGTACAGTGGTGGTATTTTATCAAAGTTCTGCACCCACTGGGTGGACAAAGAGCACATCTCATGACAACAAAGCCCTAAGAGTTGTTAGTGGTACTGGTGGTGGATCAGGTGGTAGTAATAACTTTACAACTGCCTTTAACAGTTCTCGTGGCACCTCTGGTGGTAGTGTTAATAACCACACTCTTTCCTCCGGACAAATGCCTAGTCACAGGCACCATGGTAGGGCACCTAACCATGATACTAACAGTGCTTCCTCACAGGGTTGGCCAGCGAATAATAACCACAACGCATTTAGAACTTCAGATAGAGGTAGAGAACGTCAGATGCACATTGATGCTATTGAAACTGCCGGAAGCAGCCAGTCACACAACCACGGATTCTCTAATCCAAGTATCAACTTGAATGTTCAATACATCAATGTTATAATTTGTAGTAGAAATAGTTAAATTTATGGACCTTGAACGAGAACATTGGTGCCCTTTGATTGGTGAAGAATGTATGAAACTTAAATGTGAATGGTTTACTCAAGTTAGAGGAATGAATCCACAAACAGGTCAAGAAGTTGATGAGTGGGGATGTGCCGTAACTTGGTTGCCTTTGTTGTTAATAGAAAATTCACAAAAACAAATTCAAACTGGTGCAGCAGTTGAGTCATTTAGAAATGAAATAGTAAAACGAATTATACCAGTTCCACCACCACAGAGAACTATAGAAATGACAGATAATCCTCCCTCGCTTCCCGATAAATAACAAAAAACACTGAAAAAAATTATGAAACTTACAGTAATAGCAGATGACTTGCTTGTCATAAAAGATGGAGAAGCATACAATGTTTCTGACCTGAGTTTTTTACATTCAAACGTCCACGCAATTCAGTGGTATGATACGACAGGTGAAATCGAATATAAAGATGGTTCTGAAAATACAACAATCACGGATATAACACCTTACAATCAATGTGTTACTGCCTGGGAGACTGCTAAGCAAGCATATGAAGACTCTATTAGTGGTTACACGTCGAGTTCATAAATACTCAAAAAAGTGTAGATAATGGCAGCACTAAATTTTCCTGCAAATCCTAGTAATGGTGATACTTATTCAGCGAATGGATTAACATTCACTTTTAATGGCACTGCCTGGACAAGAGGTGGTGATCCCGGAGCGCAGGGAGCAACAGGTGCTCAGGGTGTTCAGGGTGCTCAAGGTCGTCAGGGTGCTACTGGTGCAGATTCATCTGTAGCAGGTCCTCAAGGAAATCAAGGTGTTCAGGGTGCTACAGGT